GGAAAAGAAAATGGCGTATTAATCAATAATAACCTAATGGTTAATTAAATAAACTTAACTAAAGGAAACGTTTTGGAAGTTCTTAACTCTCACCCTGATATCTTTCTGTGGATATCTAATTTGATATACCTGACTTGGTTGAGCAAATATGGTGTCATCAACAGGTCTTATCTGTCTTGACTCCTCATCAGCATATGGCATGGATGTTTGAGCTGACGAATATTGTCCCCCAACCTCATTATAAATTTGAAGTCCAGCAACAGTAATCACACCATTCTCATCTTGGATCAAACTATTCAATTGAGCCAAGTAAATATTTTGACCTAACTGTCTAATTTGTGGATCCATGAAAGTCGATATTTTATTAACTATATTTGAAATAACTTGCCCTTGGTTTTGAGTTGCATCTAACACAACCGCAATATCGATACTAATATCAATAACTTCAGCAGTTTCAATTGAGATGTAGTCATTTAACATTCTATAATTTGATAAGTAATTGGCTAAGTTTTGTTTCAATGTATTCGACACAATAGATGTTAATTTACCTGAAGTATCATAAGATAAAATCTGAACCAATACCTTATTGTTGTTTTCCGTGATAGCAACTTTTGCAGGTGCTCCGAATTGTGAAGGCATTTTTCTAACAAGAGCTTCATAGTCATTAACTGTTACTGCTCTGTTTTGTGATGCGAAGTTGAATGATACATAATTTCTTGCTTCTTCAACTGTTGGTTGTCCAGCTCCACCGATGGCTGCCGTTACGTTGTTACATCTTAAAGATCCAACAACTTGTTGGTTTGTAGTTTCCGATGGACCATTCACAAAAAATGAAACGGTTCCAACTTGATTGATTACATTAGTACCTAAGTTTGTTGATAATCCTCCACCCGTTCTATATTGAATGAATAAAGTTGTATTCGCTCTAAGTGTTGACCCTAATGATAAATTATTTTGATACAATTGTAAGTTCAAAGGAACACCCATTGTTGTAAATTGGTTAAGAGCGTCTTGTGCTGTGTTTGTTCCACCACCGAACGTCATCTTCAAAAATCCTTCAGGTGTATATTCAGTTATAAACTTATCTTGTGTTTGAATATAACGTCCAACCTTAATCCCTGGTTGGTCAGATACTTTAGTCGGATCTTCGATAAAGATTCTATCTTCAGCCAAAGCATCCACCTCGAACCATTTGTTTTGTAATCCTAAGAATTCATTAACTGTTGGTACTGTTGTATAACTCGTTCCATCTTTCAATAAAACACTTGTAACACCTAAAACGTTCTTTTCAGGTAAAAAAACCTCCAAGAATGGTCTGACGTCACCAGGAGTAATTACTCTTTTGAATACTTTAGTTATACCATTAACAACAACTTCTCTTTTGGTTATAGTATAGTTAACTAATCTATTACTACTATCAAAGTTTGGTATCTTAAGTCTATTAGGAAATCCTTGAGAATTATATGGAGATGAAAAATCAATATCCTCTACGTTTTCGAAAACTTGTCCTGCACCTAATACTTGTGATCCTCTTCTAAGTTGACCCAAATATCTTTCATCTTCTTTATCACCAAACGCAGGTACTGTTATTGAAAAATCAACTAAAGCAACTGAAGGTCTTTGACCTGGTAACTTCAATCCATAAGTTCTTGCTATGTTGTAAATTGAAGATCTTTGTTGAGCATATTGTAGAACTGTCTCTTGAATACTTCTATCAATATGATAATGTAAGTTATCTGCAACAGCAGCGTTTAAATCCAAAAACACAGAAAACACCGAAGCGTCATTAAAGTTTTGAATTAATTCAGGATAGTAGGTACGAACGTATTGTATAAGTTCTGACCTTATTCCTTCGAAGTCTCTGGTTGTATATGATATCTTACGATTAGCCATCTATCTTAAATATTGATAATTACAAAATCACTTGTTGCAAATGCACTGTCTTGGACAGAATATTCTATTTTTATTTTTGCAGTATATTCTGCGGTTCCCTTTCCAGGGTATCTATAAACAGGTGAAGTTGGTGTGTTCGATGTGAAAGCGTTGTCGTCCGCCTCATCTTCCGGGTTCAAAGGTTCTACCGTTAATCTATTAATTAATAAATTCGGAATATATTTTTCAACTGAGGATCTAATGTCGGATTCAATTGCATCAAATGTTAAACCATCGAATGGTTCAAAAAGATACTCATAGAGTCTTGTACCAAAATCAGGTAAAAAATATCTAGAACCTTTTCTAGTAAGAAGTAAGTTAATAAGATCCGCTCTGATTTCCTGTCCCGCAGTATTGGTTAAATCCAAGTAATCACCACGAACAGAATCTCTGAAAGGAAAATTTATACCATATGTAGTTCCATCTGCCATATAGTGATAAATATACTTGCTTTATTTTTCAATTAAAGTCCTATTCCCTTTAATTGCTTTTGGATCAAAAGGACAATGTCTACAACCGTTACCACAACAATATCCTCGTTTGATATGATATTCTTCAGTCATAACTTTAAATCCGTTTTCAATATAAAAATCAGAAGGGAGAAGTTTTGGCTTCTCCCTTACTGTATTATCTGTTTCCTTTGATCGAGTCATACATTCCAGTTACAATGTTCTGAACTAATTTATCGTGTTCCATTATGCCATCACAACTTCACAAGCACCTCCCGCACAAGCAACTTCGCCTGATAGGTCTGTGTTATCATCGATTTCAACAATTTTAGATAAATCAACATCTTTTAATGTTTCCATCAACTCTTCGTATTTTTCTTGAGTACAATCTTCAAACGGTGCTTGAATATATGTACCTCCGTCGTATGGTAATACTGAAAGTCCATTGTAATATTCTCTGTTCTCCCACATCCATTCACCAACCGCTGGCCACTCGTGCTCTCTTATTGAAATGGTTGCGGATACGTTGTGTGCATTTGACCCACTTCTATGACCTGGTTTAATCCATTCTTGTTGAACCTTCTTCACTCTCTCCAATAATTGAATTGGTGATTCGTTTCTTAGAATTGATCCTTCAGGTGCTTTTTGTGGAATTCCAATTACCGCAGTATCATGTGGTCTAAAGTATTCATCTTCAACAAGCTCAGGATGATATTGTTTTAAATGAGCATAAATTGATTCGTTCTTACCAACTCTAACTCTTCTAATATAATACTCATTATGCCAAGCATGTATTCCTGATGATGTACCTAAAGTTAATGATGTTGTTCCTGCAGGTTTAACTGTTGTTGTTCTTGCCGCTGGATTGATCTTTAATAACTCAGCAGTTCTTTTGTTTTCTTCTTTAACAACTTTCGCAGCTGCTTTCATATCTAACTTTAAAACTGCTCCTGATCCGATACCTGTCATTGATATTCCAACTAACGCATCTTTCTCAGTAGTTCTTTGCCATATTGGTCTCAAGTAGTGGAAGTTAGTATATCCAGCTTGGAGAGTACCAATAAATGAAGCAGCTTTTACTCTTGCTTCGTAGTCTTCTTGTGATACCACATTCGACACGTTCACCTCTGTAAGATTACAGAATTGGAATGGTCTAAGAGCAATCTCACAACAAGGGTTAGTTCCCCAATCTTTGTCATTACTTAAGTAGATACCAGGTTCTCCTGCTCCACTTGCTTCAATTCTTTTCCATAAGTCCATAAAGTAATCTTTATTAACTTTATGTCTCATTAAACTAACTGAGTTATTAGCTCTACCTCTTTGTGGATTTGTTTCCCACCAAGCCCCACTCTTACAACTGATCATTTCATCATCAGATGCAGAGAATAAAGAGATAAGTGCCGCTCTTCTGATACCACCTGCCAATACTGCATCTGCAATATGACAAACCATATCATGAACCTCAATTGGTCTTAATTTTTGTCCGTCTTCTTTTGAATCGAGAATACCTTCCAATTTGATAAGACATTCTTTCAACGGACGAGGACCAGGTGCCTTTCCCCCCGATGTAACTAATCTAGCCCCTTTTGGTCTGATGTCTGAAAAATCAAATTCGATTTTTGAACCACCAAAGAAATAAGACTTAACCAATACTTTAACGGCATCTGCCCATCCTTCAATAGAATCTGCAACTAACCATCTTCTTCCTCTTTCCTTATTTGGTTTTCTGATTTCAGGTAATACTTCAACGTGATGTTTTTGTACTGAATAACCCACACCTGTTCCACCTAATAAAAGGAACATGATTTCTGAGAATACTCTCCAATCATCAACCGGTGCAAATGCACAGTTGTAAATTCTGTTGGGTGATATCTCAATTGGTTTTCCTGCGAATTGCATTGATCTCATTGATGGGAGAACTTGTTTCTTGTAAACATACATGTAGTTCTCACGGATTTCTTGTTCTAATTGGGGATACGTTTTAATATGCATCTCCATGTTTCTTGTTACGAGCTCTTGCCAAGTCTCTCTTCTTTTCAATTCTGGGATATACTTCGCATACTTCATGTATACTGTAATGTCCGATAGAATTCGATTTGAAATGTCCATGTTTTTTGTAATTTGTTTTAAAATGAAATTTATTAAAAAATCGGGGATTTTAAATGATAAATATGAACCATACTACCATTAGTCCCGATTTTTAATAAAAAATTCGTTGTTTTTTTAAAGTTTTTTTTCAAAGTAGGAGATATTTAAATCGTCTTACCTTGTTCTCTTTGTTTTCTTTTTTCAAGGAGTTCTTTAACTCTATCACTCTTCTTTTGTTCCTGTTGTCCTTCGAACCCTAAGAAGGTTACAGAAGACTCAGTATCAATTTCCAATAGTTCGTTATTGAACTTACAGTTCTCAAATACAACACCATCCTTACCAATTCTTGATTTAGTAATCGCAATGGTTGCTAAATTTAATTCCTTCTGTTGTAGTGTTTTTGCCACGGAGATAATTACGTGTCCCACTTGTGCTTTCTTGATAGATCCACCCATTTGGTCTGTAGTCACAACCTCTGATGAGATTGAAGATCTATTACCTTGTGTAGCTGTCCATCCAACAAGTCCAAGTTCATGACACATGGCTTCGAAATGTCTCATAACCGATCCTTCACTCTTCCACTCATCACCAAATGCTTTTTCAGGCATTACGCAATCAATGTAATCCAAAACAACTAAGTCCAACTTATTACCATCAGCAATCATTTTTCTTAATTGATTTTTGATTTGTAACATCGTTAATGAATCAGAAGGTAACTTTTTTAGAATTAACTTGTTCTTCATTGAGTTTTGAATTTCGTGAATTTTTTCAAAGACTTTTTCTTTGTGTAGAACCAAATTATCTGGTTCAATTCCCGTCCACATTGTGAAGTGTTTTCTTTGAATGATCTTTGGATTGTCTTCAAAAAATATTTGAAGTACATTGAATCCCATGTTAAATGCGGTATTAGCAATCTTACTTAAGATAGTAGTTTTACCAACACCTGTTGGTGCTAATATAACCCCAATCTCACCTTTTGCTAACCCACCCTTGAGTAGATTATCAATCCCCTTGATACCAATAGGTATTGGGGATCTGAAGTCGTCATCTAATACAACTTCCAAGTTGGCAAATACGTCACCCGTCCCAAGGTCTCTTTCCCCAACTTGAATCGCTTCTCTAACAAGTTCTTCAACTTTGTCATAAGATTCAAAATCACCTTCATCAATAATCTTTTGGGCTTTTGTCATCGCCTTTTGAAGTTCTTGTTGTTTACAGAACTTCAAGGCTTTCTCTTGAACGA